TATTGCATCTGTACCTGTTCCTTCGTCAGGAGCCTGGAAGTCAATCTTTCCTAGTACATCATTTGCTGCTATGTCTGTTTCACCTGTTTGTAGTGTTAATGAAACAGGTTTATCATCTGCAGTAGCTGTATGTTTAAGTATTAATCCCTTATCTGCACTGTGTATAAGTTTTACTTCTTGATCATTACCAAAGAAAACGACACCTGCATCTGCAAGATATAGATCAGAAAACTCAGCAGAAGCAGAACCTAATGTAGCTCCATCTGCACTAGCAGGAACAAGAGATGTCCCTACAGTTCCTGTATTTAAAACAGGACTTGTAAGAGTTTTATTAGTTAGTGTATCTGTTGTTGTTTTACCTACTAAGGTATCTGTAGTAGGAGGTAAAGTAAGAGTTACGTTGCCACTATATGCACTATGAGCAGAGGATTGTAATTGAGTGTAATGAGCATTAGATGATTCACAATAAAACTTAATGTTAGATACAGAGCCACCATTCTTTAGAACAATCTCACCTGTCTGTATATCTACATTCCCATCTATTCTTACTAAACCACTACCATTAGGCGTTAGTGCAATATTGCCATTAGAAGTAGAAACTAAACCATTTCCATTTACATCAAGATCACCACCTAACTGAGGTGAAGTATCTTCAACTACATTAGAAATACCTGAAGAAGTAGCTAATCCTGATACTAAAGTGCTTCTAGTTACTTTCTTTAAACCACCTCCTGATGTATCTACTGCAAGTAAAACATCATCAGAAGCTACTGTAGATATTTCAGAAAGATCTCCAACTGCAGTAGGATTAAAGTTAGTACCATCTGCAACTAATATATGTCCTGCTGTATTAGTTCCCATTACTAAATCATCACCTGAGATAGTAAGATCACCTGCTATAGTTACATTGGTAGTTCCTGTAGGTATTGATATAACTGCTGTATCAGCATCATTTTTAATAGTTATATCATTTGTTGAACCTTGTCCAGTAAGGATAAGTCCTTCTGCTGCTGTATAACCTATTGCAGCATTATCTCCTGAAGCTGTATCTCCATCTGGTTCAAATGTAGAAGCAGTTGCTACGCCTGATATATCAATATTAGTATCAAGCATAGAACTTACAATTACGCCAGAACCAATTACAAAATCTAATGTATTATCACTATCATCGTAAGTAACAGAAATACCTGTTTCAGTATTACTGCCTACCATTGCACCTACAGTATCAGAAATAGTCTCTGCAAGAGTGACACCTGCTATGGTTATAGCATCTGCCTCTAAAGTACCATCAATGTCAGCATCACCTGAAATATCTAAAGTAGCTGCATCTAACTCACCACTAATAGTAATGTTTCTACCGCCACTAATATCTTTATTAGCATCAGTAATAATTGCTTTACTGGCAATTACAGTACCATTAGTAATTCCATCAATTAAATTAATGTCAGTAGCACTAGCTGTAACACCATCTAAGATATTAAGTTCTGCGGCTGTGCTAGTTACTCCATCAAGAATATTAAGTTCAGCAGCAGTAGACGTAACGCCATCTAAAATATTTAACTCTGCTGCAGTAGAAGTAATAGCTGTGCCATTAAAGTTAATAGCATCTAAATAAGCAGTACCATCAATATATACATCTTTAAACTCTAGTGAGCTTGTACCTAAATCAATATCATTATCTGTAACAGGTACAATAGCTCCATCTTGTATTCTTACTTGCTCTACAGCACTTGAGGATACTTCTACATAAAATCCCCATCTATTATTAGTGCTGTCAGCTTCAATTTTATTTAAAAAATCAAGATCACCAATCTTAGCAATGCTACCGCCTTGCGCTGCAGAACCATCATGCCTATGTCCTGTAGCAGACGCATCACTAGAAGAGTAAGCAAAAGCATTTAATAATTGGTTATATTCATTATTAAATAATGCTGCTGTAATTGTATCTCCATCAGAGAGTGTACTTTGTCTTGTATATGAATAGGCCATTTATTTTATTTCCTACCTGCTGGCATATAATCGATGTAAAACCCATTTACTGAGTAAGGAGAGTTTTGATCATCACTTTTAATTCTAAGTGCTACAGTATTACCTGTTCCTTCTACTGCTTGCCTTACTAATGGATTCTCTGCTGCTCCAAATATTCCTGTTCCAAATACAGCACTACCAAAAGTAGCAGGTAAAGGTATGCTATCTAACGTATAAACAGGAGGCTGTGGAGTAGTTGTACTTTCAAAATCATATTTTACATTTAACTCTGGTTGAATTGTTCCTTCAGGAGTTACTGATATTTTAATGTACTTAATAGTTTTTCTTGTACCAATATCTCCAAAATCTAAATCAGGTGTGTAGTATTGTGCTTCTACATTAGCTGCACTACCTGCAGGATTAAATACATTTCCTGTATCATGGTTATAAATGTATCCACCATTATCTCCATGATATAACTGTTCTACGCCATCTTTATCTAATCCTGTAGCAAATCCAGTAGCTTGTATTCCTTTTGTTTCAGACCACTCAAATCCATTAGGAGTAAGTGTTCCTATAATACCTTTTGATACTGAAGAACTTTGACTAACATTTGTATAGAACAAACGATATTGAGATTTACTGCGTAGTGTTCCACTAGTAATTACAAAATTATTTATACCATTAGCAATAATAGTGGTTAGTTTTTGTATCTGTCTACTAACAGAGCTTAACTCTACGTCACCAATCCTGGCTGTACCTGCTACAGTACGAATACCATCAGGACTAAGGAATAAAAGATCACCTCCTATTTCTTGAATACTATTCCCATCTAAACAACCAACATTCTGAGTAATAGGTACGATTGCAATATTGCTACTATCACTAATGTTAATTAGTTTGAAAATACTATTCTTACAAAAAATAATTAAATCACTACGAAAGCTGGATAGTCCAACAACAGCATCTGTTAACTGTATGCTTCCTGAACCTGTTCCACTAAAAGAATCTGGATCAAGAGTAGCACTAAAAAATATTTTGTTCTTAGCAGTGGGAGCACCACCAACAACAAAATGATTCTCATGTATTACACCTACAGTAGGAGCTGTAGTGCTGTCTACTGTTATTTCACTTGCAAAGAAAGTTCTATCTGCTAATGCACCTGTACCTGTCATTTTAAAAAAGAAAGGTTTATTAGCTCCATCACAGATTAACATTTCACCATAGTCAGATGTACCTTCAAACAATGCAAAGCTACACTGTCCTTGACTAGTTCGTGCATCATTAGAACGTCCACTAAACGTACTAAAGTTATCGCCACTTCCTGAAACACTTGCTTTATTTATCTGTAACCAACTAGTGCCATCTTGACTAAAAAATATACCTGTTCCTGAACAAGCAATTAAGCCATCTGCATATACTGCTAGGCCAAGTATTCTATTACTAGAGTTAGGTCTGGCAGAAGAACCTCCACCAAATAAAGTAAAGCCACTAATACGCCTATACCCACCATCAGGGTCAACTTCAAAGTTTAATAACTCTGTAGCTAATCCAGGCTGTCGCATAATTTCAAGTTGATTTAAATTAACATTTAAACCACCTCGACATGCTAGGGCAAAAGGCTGCGACATTAGAGGAACCTTATCCTGTCATCTTTAAAGTAACCTGGTGCAGATTCCATTAAGTTTAGCTTCATTAGTCGAAGACCTCTTTTATAGTCTTCTAATGCAAATGCTGCTGACTGAGGATTCTCTTTGAACTGATGAACATAGTATCTAGCTCTTGCCAATAATACTGTTTTATAAGTAGTAGGAAATACTAACTGATCTCCATGAGCTGATAACTCTGTAGGTAAATCATAAGCATAGAAAAATATACGATAGACTTTATCTGGAATAGGACTTAATCCAAACTTTCTATTATCAGGACTTTTAATAACTCTATCAGGAACACCAAAGTTTTGACTATCAGCATCATCTTGATTTTGAGCTATTCTAAAATAGTCTTTCCATTCTTCAGTTGAAGTAAAACGTAAGTTACGAATTGTAAATGGAGCAGACTCTCCTGACACTCCTACTGTTGTCAGTAAAAAATTATCATAATCTATAGAACCATAATCAGTAGTTAAACTAGAGCTACTACTTTTTAACAAGTACCAACGTGTACCAGCTACTGTTTCTACATAAACATTGCCATACATAGGATCAGTAGCACCACTAAGAGCAGTTGCTAAAAAAGGCCACTGAGGTTCTTCATTGACAATATCAAGATAAGCTCTATTAATACTATCTTTGATATGTGCTTGAACACCAATTGCTGACGTAAACGTAGTGCTAGTTAAAGTAACTTCATTTAACTCTCTAAGTAAGTCATTGCATAAATTAAGATAAGTTTCAGCCATAGTTACGCTTTATGTTTTTTCTGCACTGGAAAGTCAGCAGTTAAACTAGCACCTTTATGTTTAACAAACTTATCACCATGCTTCATTATTTTATAACTACCATTACTTTGCTTCATCCAATGATAGCCCTTGGGAGCAGGAACTTTCATACAGTTACCTTAATAGTAACTTTATCTCCATATCCTTTAGAAGAAGCCATTACATTA